ACATCACAGGAGTACAATTAGAAGCTGGAACAACTGCATCTGATTTTGAGTTCTTGCCTTATGATGTGAATTTACAGAGATGTGAAAGATATTATAAAATTGTTTCTGAAAAAGAATCAAATGAATCTCATTTAGGTATGGCAGCTCAATATACTGGTTCTGTGGCTTATGGAACTTTTGATTTAGGATATAGAATGAGAACAACACCAACTGTAACTTTTGCAAGTGGAACAAATTATTATGATGTTGTTGGCAATGCAATCGCAAATCAAATTAATACTCCAAATGCTTTTGTTAATATAACAAGCGGTTCATCAATTAGAGGTAGAGTTCAATTATCTCAAAGCAATACACAAGGTGTTGCAGTTTGGTATAGATTTAGTTCTAATGCACCAACTGGTACACAAATAACAGCAGAGGCAGAGTTATAATTATGAATATAAATACAGTTACTATGGTTTATGATGAATTAAATACACCACCTACACAATCTGGATATAAAGTAGAATTATTAAATGTTAATAACAAAATATTATTTGTACCACTAGACGAAGCAAACACAGATTACCAAGCAATACAAGAGTGGATAGCAGAAGGAAACACTGTTATTGATAATCCACCAGAATAAAGGGAATAAATAGTAATAATGTCAAGTATAATTAAAGTAGATACAATTCAGAACCAATCAGGCGCTAATATTATCAGCGAAAGTTCTAACACAATTACTGTTGGCGCTTCAGGGGATACGATTAATTTTGGCGGTAATGTTGGTACCATATCAGGTCAAAACTATCCAGCTTTTTATGCAAAATTATCTTCTAACCAAGTAATTTCTGCTGAAACTTTAACTAAAGTTGCAGTTAATTCAGAATTATTTGATAGTGGTGGTTGTTATAATAACACAGGAAGTACAACAACATTAAATGGAATTTCAGTACCCTCTTATTCTTTTGCACCAAATGTTTCTGGTAAATATTTTATTTTTGGTTCAATATCACTAAATCCATCTGGAAGTGATAACGTTTATAGAGTAATAATGAAATTTTTAAAAAATGATGGCGCTATTTCTAATTCAGATCATTTTGCAAATAGTTCTACTTTTCATAGTACTTTTACTGTATATCAAGGTATCATAGCAGATTTGAATGGTACTTCTGATTATGTTCATATGGAAGCATTTTTACACCCTCAAGGAACACCAGAAATAAGAATTGTAGGAGATTCTACAGAATCTAGAACTTGGTTTGGTGCATACAGGTTAGGAGATTAATCATGGCAAGTTTATCAAATAAAATTAGACAGTATGTAAATGCAGAAATAGATTTCACAACTGATGTAATTCTACAAAATGATAGTGATGGCAGAGGAGATTACATCAAAGAATGGAATTTAGATATTGCACAACCTACTCAAGCACAACTAGACGCTTTAGAAACAGCGGCTGACTTACACGAAAGACAAGAGGCAGTAAGAGCCACTAGAAAAGCGGCCTACGGTTCAATTGAAGACCAATTGGATATGCAATATAAAGATAAATTAAACGGCACAACTACTTGGGACGACCACGTGGCTGCTGTAAAATCGGCGAACCCGATACCAACGGAGTAAAAATTAATGATTGCTCATTTATATAAAATAACAAACAACTTAACCAATGAGTATTATATTGGTAAAAGAAGAGGTAGTGAGCAAGGCAGATATTGGGGAAGTGGTTTAAGAATTAAAAGACATATTAAGAAGTATGGTAAAGAAAACTTTACTTACGATATATTAAGAGTAGATAATGAAAATAAAATATTTAAGTTAGAGGAAAAATTGATTACAAATAACTACATAAAGAACAATAAGTTATGTCTTAACTTAGCTCCAGGCGGGCAAGGTGGTTTTGGTAATATGCCAAAAGATTATATGAAAGGTGATAAAAACCCTTCAAAAAGACCTGAAGTAAGAGCAAGATTAAGTGAGTTAATGAATGAAAATCACCCTTTAGTTATTATGTCAAAAACAAATAATCCTAATAAGGGTAAAAAACAACCAGAAGAATTAAAACAAAGAATAAGTATTACATTGAAACAAAAATATAAAGATGGTCTTGTTTGTGTTATGAAAGGTAAAAAACATTCTTTAGAAACAAGAAAAAAAATGAGTGAAAATCACTATGATGTTACTGGTAAAAATAATCCTTTTTACGGTAAAAAGCATCCTAAAGAGTTAATGGAAAAAATTAAATATAAAATATCAAAAGATTATGGTTTTCTATCAC